GAGGAATCGCTGTACGCATACGACATCGAAACACCGCCATACGGGTACGCGTAGCTGTAGCCACGATAGACCACACGGCTGGAGGCAGTGGATATGTAGTAGATGTCGCAGTAATTTGTCGAGGAGGAACCCGAAACGGAACCCACCGGAATCACGTCCATATATTTGCCATGCGCCACGGCGGTAATCCAGATACCGGAGCTCACGGAACCCTTAACCAGGCGGGTACTGCCGTCAGGCATCCAGATGCGCCACTTCCCGGAATTGCCCGTGTCATTAGGAAGATCCACGCCGTCCATCATGTCATATTTATGACCATAGATGTCCTCGTAGCCCAGGCAGCAGATATTATTCACCTGCACAACGGTTGCCTGTCCGTATTCGTCCAGGCTCTTATACCAGGCGTATTGGTGCACCAGGCCGTCAACCAGCGAATTCGTGATTTTGTTGTTGATGGCATACGCTTCATCGTAGCCGATGGTATCTGTCATTCCATGGTCGGCCGTTCCACCTGTTGTGCGGTTGTAGGTATGCTGTCCGGCACCGCACTGTTCCTGCATATCCCTTCTCCCGTAACGGGCATAGCTCAGATTCGCAATGCGGCTGTGCATCAGCGCATCTATCTGCTGCATACCCCGCTGCTGACTGTAATAGTGGAAGTCCGTCCAGGTCATGCTTGCCGTGGTCGAAGCTCCGGTTATGCAGGCACGCAGCTTGCTGCCCACCACCGAACTGCCCACAACGGCACACAGATGTTCCTCATTGGCCACCCAATCCGGTTCCATGTCCTCTATCTTGTCGCTGTTGCTCAGCACCACGCAGTCAAACTCTGCCGTGTTCAGAATGGAGAAATGCAGAGCCGTCGCACGCTCCGGAACGTCTGCTATCAGATACATGCCAGCTTCAAATTTCAAGCCGATGGTCGGCACCACGATGCTCTTCAGGATGTTTCCTGCATCATCCACAAACACACTGCCGATAAGCCCCGTTCCTGGAACGCTCGGGAAGCGCACGCGCTTGTAGCCGGCTACGTCCACCTTACATACCGAATAGGTCTTGTCAGTCGTATAGGATTCCATCAACGTAGGCTTCCCGGTCATAATTTTGCGTTCACCCAGCCAGCCGCCCTGCGTTTCCTTAATGGTATCCAGTGTCAGCACTGTCGCCTCCGGAACAGGGGGCATTTCGTCCTCCGGATAACTGCTATAGCAGGCGTACTTCTTGTTGTTCAGATAATCGTTGATACCCTTGCTCCAGTAGAACGGCTCATACATCATCCTGTCTCCCTCGCTGCCGTCCAGCTTCGCCACCGTGCAGTCGTTCATATCCTCCGCATCGGCATAGAAGTTCGAGCTTTCGTCATGCAGGGGGAAATAGGTCATCTCCCCGTCCGGGTTGTTCACTTCCACCTGCTGCCCGGCCATCTCCACCTTCCGGCTCGTAGGCATCTTGGTCACCTTGGCCAATACGCGGTGGCGCTTGGACAGGATGGCATTCACATGCCCGCTCATTTTGTACGTATTGCCGAATTTGTACCCCGTCTTGTTGTCCAGGTTCGAAACATTGGCATCGTCGGCCACACTGTCGTCAAACTCAATCATCGTATAGGGCGGCTGCTTGATGGTCAGTTCCGGATAACGGGCGGCATACTTCTCCAGTTCCTCATCGGCCAGATACTTCGTCAGGGTCAGCTTACCGCGAAGGCCCGAGTGGCGGTCATCCACCGCACCCGTCTGCGTGTACGTTCCGTAGTCAAAATACTTCTTCAGCAGGCTTCCGTCGTCTTCCCGGTCTATCTCCAGCACAAAGCGCTCCAGCTTGCCGCTGCCGTTCAGTTTGGCCTGATGCAGGCGTTCCAGCATGGCAAATCCGTCGATGCCGGGGCAGTTGGTATAGCGGTAGCCCCGCACGTTGTTGATGCCTTCCAGCACCAGGCCGCTGTCCTGCAGCTTGGTCAGATACTCCAGGAACAGTTCCTCAATCGTGTCCGGCAGGCATAACTGCACAACGGGCGCACCGGTGGCCAGCTTCACGCGGGTCAGCCCCGTACCTCTCACGTCCAGTTTCTTCAGTCGCCCCTGCCAGCTCAGGTCCAAGGTGGCCACGTTTCCGTTGTCCCCGTTCCGGGCCAGCAGGTTATTCCGCATATTCACTTCTTCCAGCAGCAGCATCCCGTTGGTCGAAGCCATGAACGAGCCGTTCCGGTAACCGCTGGCTTTCTCCACGCTCATGTCCAGTTTGACCAACGAGGTCAGCAGACCGAAGTTGAAGCCGATGGCGAACGCATCCTCATGCCACACCAGTTCCTTGATTTTGGCCGCACCCACTATCTTCAGCGGGTCGTTCTCACCGAAGGCACGGGTCAGCTGCAGGGAGTGGAGCACGTCCGCATCCACCACACCGCTGTCGGCCTGTACGCCATTGCTGGTAGATAACTGCACACGGTACGGGATGGTCAGCCGGTACTGCATCGGTTTCAGCTTATAAGCCTTGTCCAGCGATGCCGTACTCTGGTAGAACTGGGCACCCAGCGTGGATACATAGCCGTACTCCACCTGCTTCAGGTCGTACCGGCGCTGGATGAAGTAGTTCCGGTGCGCTTTCAGCGAACCCTTCAGACCGTAGATCTGCGGATAGGTCTGTTTCGCACCGTCCGCACCCACCGGCATTTCGTTCAGGAACGGATACACATACTTGAATATGCCGGACTTGTTATACAGGCGCGAGCACCACTTCTTCATCTGCTCGGTATCGAAGTGGTCAATGGCTTTCTGGATACTGAAGGCACTCATGAAGCTGGTTCCGCCGTTCACGCCCTTGGTCATCACCTCCTCCAGCAGATTGCCCATGTTGCCCAGTATCAGGTTCCACAGCCAGCTGTTGTGCCCCTGCATCACATAGGCCCCGTCGCGCTTCGTCTGCCGGTTGTCGTCATACTTCCCGGTCAGGAACGACTTGTTGTCCGAACCCAGCTGGCAGTCACCATCGTAATAGGTTATCCACCACATCACGCCGTCCCACGTCCGCACCAGCATGTTTTTTGCCAGCTGGTCCACGCCCAGGTTGAACTGTACATACAGGTAGTAGGCAGCCAGGTTGGGCAGGTTGAAATACTTCCCGGCTTCCTTCCTGAAGGTCGGGCTTGCCCACTTGGCGGTCGGGAACTTGTTTCCGTCATCCTCATAGTCCACCCCGTCAAATGTGTGCGACTCCTTGTTATAGGTCATGCCCTTGCCTGCAGGCGTTTCCTTCACACATCTGTAAAGGAAGCTCATCATGCGGTCCAGGGCCTTGTACATCTTGTCATACTTGTCACCGGTGCCCAGATGTTCCTTGATGTTCGGTTCTTCCTCGGCATCCCCACCGCCGTCGTTCCAGAACACGTCTTTCGGGTGGTTGAATTCGAAACCGCCGTCAAAGTTGAAATCCATGAAGTCCGTATGGTCGGGCTCCGTGGACGGCAGCCAGCGGAACAGGCACAGGTCATTCGAGTTGTTCAGCGTCTCGATGCAGATGGGCAGGTATTCCTTCGGCTGGTCGCCGTTCGCCTGCAGGTAGTTCAGGGTGTCGCCGGTTCCCCATTGCTCGCCGCCGATAGTCTTGTCCTGACCGAATATCGGGTAGCTGTCGCTCTTCTCGTTGTTCATGTTGTACTGGCCGTAATAGGTCAGGTCCTCATCCACGCTCTTGGCCACAAACAGGTCACAGGGCAAGCCGTCAATGGCCGAGCGTATATCTTCCTTGCACGTATCTGCATGGTCGGCGGCATACTGTTGGGCAGGGGTCAGGATTCCCATTTCCTTCATGCCGTCATGAATGAACTTCGCACCGCCCGTGTTGGTCGTCATGGAGGAGTCGGAAAAGTCACATTTCGCACAGGCAAGTTTCGCGCCCACCGAGTTGCCCCGCAACCGGAACAGGTTCTTCTTGCCCTCCGTAGCTGTCGGGTTGCTCTGCTGCCCGTTGCCGTCTATCTCGCCGTAGGTCATCCGTGCCGTATATCCGCTGGCTGTCTTCTGGAAGTAGAAGCGCAGGTTCTTGCGGGCATAGTTCACCGAACTGGTACCCTGGATGCGCAGATAGATGTCACGGGCTATCCAGTCCAGCGCCCGGTTCTCGCCGTTGTAGAATCTCACTTCCCGGCACAGCTTGTTGGCCTTCTTGTTGTTCAGCTGGGCCAGCGCATCCATCACGTTCAGCGTGTCGCTCTCGCTCGGCACCTCACTGCCCACGCTGCCCGTGCCTATCAGTACCAGGATCGAGTTCCGGCGTTTCTTCATCAGTCCCATCAGCTTCTCCATGCTCACCGTGTCCCCCTCGTTCAGCACGCGGTTGTCCTCATCCAGCGAGCGCACGCCCGGTTCCCCGTCGGCATCTTCCAGGTGGTTGCGGTCCACGATATAGTTGTTCAGCACCTCGTCCGAGGTCAGCGCCTTGTTGTAGATGCGCACGCTCTTCACGTTCAGGTCCGCACCCGTTGACTTGAACTCCAGCTGGCTCTGGATGTTGAAGTTCACCTTGTCCAGCCACTTCGAGGCGGCACTTTCTTCACCGTTCACATAGAAACCGATCAGCGTGCGCTGTTCGTTGGTCTGCACGTTCGGATAGAACACGTAGGTAATGCGGATATTCGTACCCGGCTGGAACTTGGTACCCACCGAGTCTTCATAGCGCAGCACCTGTCCGGCATCCATCGCCTCGGTCACCACACCGGTCAGGAACTTGGCCTCTTCCGGAGTCACAATCAGCCCGTACCGGTTGCCGTTGTCCAGCTGCCCCAGGCAGGTGATCAGCTCGGCATCCGTATCCGTCACGTTGGCCGTGCTGTATTCTATCTCCAGCGTCATGCCCACGTCACGGATGGCAAATCCCTCGGGCTTGTCCGCCTCGTTGAAGGGGCGGTAACCGCCGTCAGCGGTCAGGGTCATACCTGCACCACCGGCCAGCAGCAGGCGGTCCTTGTGCCAGCCGCTACCGGCACCATATTCGTTCACGCTCCACAGCACGTCCCGGAACTCCATACGCTTGTCACCGCTCACCCAGCTTGCCGGGTTGTTTTCCGTGTTGCTTCGCCCGAAGGCGTCAAACGTACACACGGCATCCGGTGCCAGCGTGGCTTCAATGTCCGGGTGCGATGTGGTGTTCACCTGCACCTCAAGCACGGCATCGCCGCATGACACACGGTAGTCCAACGGTTCCACGTTCACGTTCGTCCGTCCGTAGCTGCCGGTCTCACCGCGTTGCAGCAGGTCTTCCTTCACCACGCTGCCCCGGTCGGTCACTTTCACACGGGCCGTATACGCATCGCGGTCATAGCCGGCATACGTGAAGTTCCAGGCAGTGAACTGCTCTGCCTCCAGCACCGGGTGTTTCCAGTCACGCTGGAAACCTGCTGCCCGGTGGCTGAACATCATGCCGGCATACGCTGTAACCCCACCGCCGGCCTTCAGAAGCGTAATGTAATGCACTTGGCTTACCACACCGGAGTTCTCATGCTGCGCGTAGGCTTCCACCACGTTCGCACCCTCCTGCATCTGAGCCAGTGGGATGGTCACGTTCTTCTGCTGCACACCGCTGCCGGCCGAAAGACCGAGGGTAAAGGCCTGTCCGCCGTTGATGCGGTAGTAGATGTTCTTCTCTCCGCTCGTACCCTTGGCTGTGAATGGAATGTTCACATCATTTTTATATCCCCCGTCGGCCAGCCCGTTGCCCGCCGAGTAGGTGGTCTCCAGCTCCATGGCCACCATGGTCACCTTGGCCGTGGCCGTCTTCATCAGCGTGCCGTCCTGGTAAGTTGCCTGCGCTTCCACCTGTACGGTATAGGCAGTGGCATCCTTCAGGTAGGGCGAAGCGTCAAAGGTATAGCTCTGTCCGGCTGTAACGCCCACAAACTCCGCATCCCGGAACTCACTGATGACGGTCGAACCGCGTTTCACGATCACGCGGGCTTTCAGGTCGCTGTAGCCGTCCACCGTACCGCCACCGGCAGTGCCCACACCTACGGAGTATTTCACCACAAAGCCGCTGCCCAGTGCCAGATACTGCGAGGCGGGAAGTCCCGCACCGCCGCTGTCCGTCAGGTCGATGTTCACCACCACCTTGTCATCGTCCGTGTACTTGGAAAAGCGCACTTCCTTCGAGCTCTCGCCGCCCTGGTTGTCCTTCTGCTTGACGGTCATCACGTACTGGGTGCCGTCCTCGCTGTCCTGCACATCCACGTCCGTCACCGTACCCACCATCGCATCGAACACCGTTCCGGATGTAGGAGGTTTCGTCTCGCCGCTCACCAGTTCCTCGGTAGGGGTACGGTTTGACAGTTCCTTCTTCAGGAACGCTTCGATGTCATCGCCTGCATAGGCATGATAGGTGCCGTCCGGCTGTTTCTGATTCCATGGTGTTTCAAGATTCATCGGATGTTCAGTCGCGTTGATGATTCCGCTTATTTTCCTTTTTGCCATAATACTGTCCTTTTATAATAATCATTCATTTATCAGTTTTACTGCTACCGTTCCATGCGTCCGATCCGTTCCACGGCTCGTCGCCTTTCCAGTATCCAAGTCCGAAACAGCTGCTTATCGCAGACCACACCAGTCTTGCCCCGGCATAGACTGCCGACAGGGCACGTTTCCCCACATACGCAGCCGTTATTTCCTTACCGCCTATGGTTATCATCGTCAATCCTCCTCATAAATCAGATACAGCGTATTCGCATCCTTGTCCTGCAGCGCCTCGTAAGCTTCCCCGCTCATCACCTCATGCCGGTAGGCCAGCAGTCTCAGGCTGCCGCCTGTTCCGGTATATACGGCATCACCCAGCAGGTAGAGCTTGTCCGGCAGGATGGCTGTCCGGTCCGCATTCATGAATATGCCGGCAGGAGGCACACCCGCCACATCCCAGTCCCCGTACAGGGTGGAGTCCATGTGGTAGGCGAACTTCCCGGCATCCGCTACATACACTACGCTGCCGCCCGGTTTGGTACTCTTGTCAGGTAAAACGTTGCCTGTTTCCATCCATGAGGAAAAGCGTGCGGTAGCCCCGCCGATGGCTGCTGCCGTAGTCTGTTCCACCTTGGCAGCGGCGTTTTCTGCCTTGGCTGCCGCTTCGTTGGCCTTGGTGGCCGCTTCCGTGGCGGCCTGGGTCTTTTCCTCCAGTCCGGCTACGGCTCCTTCCGCTTTCTTGGCGGCAGCCTCGGCACGGGCGGCGGCATCGCTCGCAGGCTTCCCTATCAGTTCCAGGGGGACGTTCACCATCTTGCCGTCCTTCTCCCCGGGCAGTGATTTCACACCGCTCAGCGAGGTGACGGTCTCCAAGTCCTCCACGCCGGTAGAACTCTGGAGTACACGGTCCAGCACTTCCTGAACCAGTTCTTCTTGTGTCATTTCTGCCATACTCATTCGTTTTTATCGGTTTCTGACCCGCCCAGGATTTCGTTCAGGGCATCTATCACATTGGGAAGACAATAGCGTTCCACCGCCATGTGTATCATCCCGGTTTCCTCATCGCTGAACTCGGTCTCGCCGGTACTCTCGAAAATCTTGAACGCAAGCCGATGGGCCTTGATGCCACTGACACGCGTATACAGCAAATCGGCTATCTGCTCACGTGCATCGAAAACCTCCCTCGTCTGACGGGTTATTCCGGTGGGAACGCTGAAATTCCTGAAATCTAACTTTTTCATATATATCTGTTTTTTAGGATGAATGATTCAATATCTGGTAACGGAATCCGTCCGCTTTTGTAATAAGTACCGTTACGGAGTCCCCGGATGCCATCTCGTAGTTTTGCAAATCTTCATTGTGGTTATAGATACCTTTTAGTATGATATTCTTTGAACCGGGTCTGACCCTGAACGTGACAATGGCTGCAAAATCGGTAGGCAAGTAACTCATGCCGAACTTGTATGCCACAGAACTTTCCGACGGCAGCGTAACCTCTACCTTACTGTAGTTGGGTTCATTGTAATACATCAAAATGATATTGTGTTGTGAGAAATCCACCGTGTAGTTTCCACTTCCGAAGGTAAGCAGCTTGGCTTTCGTATTGATAAACGCCGGGGCAAGTAATGCCGCATTGCTGCTGATACCGTAGTTCTTCGTACCGCCGGTAACATCTATAAACAATCCATAGTTCGCTTGGTCGAAGCCGTAATTCCCGTATATATTGGGGGCTGAGTTCACGATACGACCGACAGCGGTAAAAGCTCCTCCTGCAGAAGACGGTATCACATCATCACCGAACATCACATATCCTTTGCTGCCGCCGACACGGAAAAAATCATCATAAATGGCAAGACCGCCACCGCTCCCGTGAGAGTCGGCCACAGAACCGATACGGCCGTTCCCTATCTCAAAGCCGCCGATTTTCCCTTTGCTGCTGTCTATCTCTCCGGTAAACTTACCGTTGGTCGTTTCAATGCTGCCGTCTTCCAGTATCTTGAAGTTGCCGTTGGCCGTTACCAGTCCCTCCAGCTGTATATGGTCGGCTGTCAGCTTGATTTTGCTCACGGTATTTCCGTACTCGTCCTCTTCCTCCACGCTCACCCCGATAAGGGCAATCTTTCCTGTATTGTCCTGCGCATACAGACCGGAACCTTCAGGCTTTATGACAAGCCCGGTCTCTTTCAGCGCATTACCGTCCTTGTCGAAGACCGCCGCTGAAATCTTTACCAGCCGGTCGCTCTGTTCGAACAGTGTACGGTACTTATAGGCCAGTGCGTCCGCCTTGTTGGTGCTGAACACCAGCAGCGAAATGTAAATCACGCCCGTAAACGACAGCTTGAAGTCGCCAGTGCCGTTCCAAAGTCCGTCCAACGTGAACATCTTCTCACCGCCAACGGGCAGGTCCTCTTCATGGCCGAACATGTTGAAGTTCTCAAACCCGGTCTTATCAGCGTTCACAAATTCTATTTTCAACCTTCCGGCCTTGATAACCCGGTAGCTGAACGACAGATACACCACGCCGGGCACCCGTTCGCCCTGGCTGTTCGTCTGCCGGTACTCCGGTACCAGCCGGAAGTCCTCCAGTTTCTGCATGATATAGCTGTTCCGGATATAGGCATAAGGCACCTTGCCGTCGGTCCGTATCTCGGCATGCCCGTCCGGCTTTGTGCCGTAAGGGCCTCCGTTCGCCCAGATCCAGCGTCCGCCCAGGGTGAACAGCGTAGCCTTGCTGCCCGTCTTCCATTTGTCCATGCCGTCGGCAAAACTGCTGTTGTCCAGATAGCTCTGGTCTTCGCGTATTTCCTTGCGCAAGCTTTCCACGGCCGAATGGATTTTGCCTTCGGTTATCTCAAACCGCGTCAGGATGTCCTCGCCGGTCATCAGCACAAACGTGCCCTTCAGCCACACGTTGTCAGCATACAGGCCGTTTCCCTTCGGTTGGTTGTCTGCCGGGAAAGCGCTGCTCTTGATGCCGTCCAGCTTACCCAACCGACAGCGCAGGCAGCCGTTGAAGTTCTTGGCCTTCACACCGTCCAGAATGTCGATACGGGGCTGCCCGTCCTCCGTGGCCGCTATGGAGATAAGGTTCTGCCGGAGCGGGTTTTCCGTGTTGCCCATCAGCACGCACTCATCACCTGCCTCCGGCTTCACCCCGCCAAACTCGCTTACCGGGACCAGTACCCCGTTGGCTATCACCGAGGCCACCTCCACCCAGTAGGATTTTAGCCGGGTTCCGCCTGTAACGGCACAGCGCATCAGGTCATGGGCCACAAAACCCGATTCCTGCTCAAACACGATGCGGTAGTTGTCGCCCTGCTTCACCACGTCCTTGATCTTGCCGTTGGCTGCCGACACCACCAGCTGCCCACACACGCTGCGGACCTTCTCTATCAGCAGTTCCAGTGCCACCAGGCTTTGCCGGGCAGTCACTTTGTCCACCGTCAGGTTCGTCAATCCGGTCAGCTGGTCAATCCAGAGTTGCCAGCCCTCACCGGTCAGCCCGTCCACAAACTCCGTGCTACGCAGCAGTTCGCGGATCACGGCGGTCAGGTACTCGGCATTGCCCTCACCGTCCACGCTGCCGCAGGGCTTGCCACCGGAAGCCTCGCCAAATGTTACTCCCTTCAGAAAGCGGATGGGTTCTTTGGCCGTATCCGGCTTGCTCTTGTTCAGGAACTCTTTCTGGCTGCGCCTGGCTGAAAACAGGTTGTTGTCCGTGGGCAACGTCTTGTCCCAACTCCGTATGATGTCCGGAAGGGCTGCGCCTTCCGTCTTTGATTTCGTATAACTCTTCAGCGCACCGATGCTGTCCGTCACCTTGTCAAACTTGCCCACCTGCAACGCATCGCTTATCTCGATGTCCATCTGCCCGGGTTCGTTCACCTTGCGGCTGATTCTGGTGATACGGCTCTGCCGGTAGCCTTTTTCCGGAAAATACTTCCGGCTCTCCAGCTTCACCCGTCGGCCCACAAACAGGTCGATGCCGTGCTCCTCTATATACACAGGGTCCGTCGGGGCCTTGTAGGCGGCAATGTCCAGCCAGTACTCCTTGTTGTACTCGTCCACCGCAACCGCAAACTCCTCTTCGGCCAGCCGGTAATACTCATCCGGCATCCGGATGTTCCACAGGATATAGGTGTCGCCTGCCCGCGGCACCAGCTTGCCGCCCGGCAGCTGGGTGTCGTCATCGTAGGGCCAGATGGTGATCAGTTCGAATTCACGTGCCGCGCTGTCGTAGTTCACCTCAAAATAGTGGTCGTCACTCTCCCCGAGTCCGGCCAGGTCGCCAGTCTGGAACGACACACGTTTTGTCTCACCCGCCAGCTCGTACTGGTTGGGGTCAAAGTCCAGTTCCCCGTCCCGGAAATAATAGACGGTGAATTTGTTTCCTTCATCGTCTGCCACCTCCTCGCTGCGAACCGAGCTCACCGTACCCACCCGGTGGGGGTAGATACCGCTGAAGGCATCCTGCTCGTAATGGTCATAGATGCCGTATTCCTCCACGCCCTGCTCGATGTACTTCTTCCCGCCGGGGAGCATCAGCCTCGGGCTACCGTATTTCTCCGCATCGATGTTGCGGGTCGAACCTACCGGGAACAGGCGGGTGTAGAACTTGGCCGTGTTGCTGGTGTCTCTTTCCAGCGAGGTCAGCCCCTTGCCATAGCCAAGGGCGATTTCTTCCCCGTGTTCACAGCGGCACACGTTCACCGTCTGCCCCTCAATCCACCATTCCACCTTGCCGCCGGCTTTTTCGGCAATGGCTTTCAGCGCTTCGTCGCAGTACATCCCCTCGTAGTCTATCGTGATCAGCTCCGCACCTTCCACCGTACCCACCTTCCAGTCGGTCGTGTGGCCCATGCCGTCATTGATAGCCTTCACCACCATCGCCACATGCTCGCGGGGCGTGGCCGTCAGTGTAAACAGAGGGTTGGTGTCCCCGTCTGTCGTTTCCAGCACCAGGAACCGTTTGATCAAGCTCTCCACACCATACAGCTTCAGGTCATAGTCCCATTCACACTCGTTCACCTGCTTGGGGGTGTAGCGTTCCGTCAGCCAGTACCGCTCGCCCAGATAATCCGTATAGTCGTTCACGTCAAGGGCGATATGTTCGTAATGGGTGAAGGAAAGGGACAGGACATTCTCTCCCTGAACCTCCTTCTGTTGGGTGGAGCTGTCATCCGGAGCGATGTCCGCACGTTTATTGCCGTTTCTGTCATATATGGTCAGCATGTCCGTAATCCTTTAAATATCGTTTGAACTGCATTTGAATGTCGTTAAATCACCGGTACCGGCTCGCGGAACTTCACTTTGAATTTTCCGGCATGCACACCCTCTTTCCACAGGTAGGTCAACGGGGTGAACTTCGTGCAGTCCGCATATTTGACACGAAGGGTCAGCTCAAGCTGGGGAAAAGAAATGTCGAGCCATCCGTCCCGGCCCTTCTTCAGGAAATTCACGAAAGCGAAATACCGCTTCATCCATCCCGACTGTGTCCGGGCGTACAGGGCAAAGTGCAGCGTCACGTCGCGTGCCTCGTTCCTCGGGGTAAGCACGGCGCTGTATTTTTCCCCGTGCTCTTCCCGTATGTCCACGGCAGTGTCCTTCTTCGCCTTGCTCGGGGTCAGAATGGCCGTCAGGTTCTCCATGCCGCCGCGCCGGTCTTCTACCAGAAACACGCCGTATTCCGTCCAGATGTCCGTGCCGTTCACCAGCACCAGTCCGCCAAGTATATCCGCCATATCACTTCACTTTTAGTCCGTCACGTATCATTTTCCTTATCTCGGCCTTTATTTCGCCCAGGTGCCCCGCACTCGTACCGGTATGTTCATCGATACGGGCAAGATACCCCTCGGCGGTGTTCATCCTGTCGATGACGCTCTCCATCTTCTCATCGATGCTCGACCAGTGTTGCAACCCGCTGGTGAACATGCCGTCCAGTTT